CTGGTCAATAAACTCCCTGAACTTCTTGCTGCCTGGGTCAGGGAACTCGTCTTTGTGTGCGGAATACACGGCCATAAACAGCGTGCAGGCGAGCTGCTCGTAGGCTGGCAAACTGTTTAGAAGCTCCGTTATACCGCCGCGAGGCTCACAGGACTCAAAGCACTTCTCCCAGTAAAGCGGACGCTGCTCAGCGGGGACATACTCAGCCGCCTTAGCAGCCGCCTGCATGGCTCTCTCGATGTAGAGTTGTCTTGCGTAGTTCTCGACGATGGCTAGTGCTCGTAGCGACCACGGGCGCAACTCATATGTCTTGCCGCCCACCTGCAGCTTGTAAGTAGTCTGCCCGGACACATCGCTCAGCATTCCTTATCCCCCGACGAAGTTCTATGGTTAAGCCGTCCACTCCCCGTCGCTAACGAAGTCGTAAGTTACTTCGACTGGTTCGCCCGTGTCAATGTTGCAAGTAACTTTCGTGGCAGTCAGTATCGCTGGCCCGCTAATGGACAATGAGCCACCGCCTGCTCCTGCTGGGTCAACTTTGAGCGTCAGCGTGCTTGACCCGTCGCTGGGGAGTGATGGGTTGCCGGTCGCCTTGATCGTAACGCTTCCGGTAACGAGACGGTTGCCAGCGACCGTGTATTTCCAGCCGTTGCTGGAGCTGGTGCCAAAACTGTGTTTATCCGCCTCGATAGTCGCTTCCCACTTCGTTACCTCGCCAGATATTGCTCCCTCAGCTTTTCCGAGCCGTCCCCGCAGGAAGTCAGGCATGGCTCACCTCCTAACTCCAGTCCCCGTCACTGGTGAAGTCCAACGACGCTTCGACAGGCTCGCCCGTGTCAATGTTGCACGAAATTTTGCAACTATGGACAATCGCGTTGCCGGAAAGACTGAGACTCCCGCACGATAGCGTCAAGGCAACTGTATCCAAACTCAGAACCGTTGCTGGAGTAACATCTCCCTCTAGCTTCAGCGTAACTGTTCCCGTAACCACCCTGTTCCCGGCAACTGTCGCCTTCCAGCCGTTGCAACCATCATAACCGAAACTGTGTTTATCCGCCTCGATGGTCGCTTCCCACTTCGTTACTTTTCCGCTGATTCCGCCAGGCAACGTTGCGGTTCCCTGGCGTCCTTTCAAAAAGCTCGGCATAGCTTAGCCCCCTTTTTCTTCAGCGATATATTCGAGTGTTCCTTCAATGAGCCACTGTTCGCTGGCACTGTTCTCATCGCGTCGCCAGCGTACATCCCAGCTACTGAGTGCCAGAACCGACAGAGACTCTGTCTCCCAGTTCGTGAGTCTCTGGTACATCGCTGTGCTGACTTTTTCTGCGTATTCCTCAGTCAGCACCTCGCCAGCGTATTCGACCGTTACGTTGACCACGTCCCGGCCACTCGTGATGGTTTGTTTCCGTATCCGCGCCTCGGTAAAGGCCACCGCGGGTACGTCGCGGCCAGGTACCGGTGGCCCCACCAGCACGTTGTCGGCGGGCACGAGGCTGGTCAGGTACGGGTCGTTGCGGAAACTCTCGGCAATCGCTGTCAGAATGCCGGTCATCTTTTGACCCGCCTAGGACACAGATCCGGCGATTTCGGCCTGAATGAGCGCGGTAGCCATGTCCTTGGTCTCCTCGAACGCCCGCAGCAGCCAGGGTCGTGGCTGAATAGTCCTGGTGCCTGTTTCGAGGTAGAGCATGTACACAGCGTTCCGCTTGACCCCAACCTTGCCAGTCAGCCCGCCGTCTTCGAATTCAGACGCGATAGATCGCACACCCAGACGAGTACGCATCATCGGCGGTTCGCCAGGCTTGCTGCCGATCCAGATCGTGTAGGTGCTGCCTTTTGGGCCACGTGAAGTGCGTCGCTTACGCTTTTTGCGGACAGGCTTAGCCGCCTTGTGGCAAAGCAATCGTGCACGGCTTTCCACAAGGTGCGTAGCCCGTCGGACGCCACGCACGATTGCCCGCTCCAAGTTGTTCACCACGGCCTGGTTCCAGCGCAGCGTAATCATGTCACCGCCTGGCTGACTGACTCGGTGTCTATATCCTCGGATGCTGCTGCGTCCCCCTCGCGGATCATCGCGTTCAGTTCACGAATCGCTGTCCGCAGGAATTCCTCCGACTCCGGCCAGGACGTGCCAGGCAGGCCCTGCCGGTTCGCCAGCATCTGTACGTAGCGGTCGCGTATAGCAGTGAGCTGTTCGATGTAGTTCATTGCTGCTTTTCGAGCTTGGCCTCAAAGGAACTGAGACGGTCTTCAAGTCGCTTGATGGCATCACGCAGGTAGTAAACCGAGACGCCCAGGAGTGCTCCGGCCGCCTTGACCAGGACGCCTTCCCAGAACCCGGACACGACTGGGTAGGCGTTGTTGAACGCCAGAAAGGCCAGCAATCCAGCCCCGGCTGCCGCCGTCAGAAATGTCCTGTTGCCGATTTCCCATTTGAAATTCATCTCGCTCTCCTACTTGCGTCTCAGCATCAGCACAAGCACAATCAGCCCGACAATCCACACCCACGTCGGGATTCCACCACCGCCACCTGAACCGGCCTCGTACCTGGCCAGAAGCGACTTTACCTGTTCCGGCCCCTTGTACTGCTCTTTGGCGAACAGTCGGCCATCGGGATACTGCACGACGACCGTGCCCGGCTCGAACTCCAGGTTGGCTCGTCGCAGCGCCCAGTGGCCCGGCGGATAGACCTGCACCAGCGCGGCGTCTTCCAGCCCTTGCAGCTCCTTGCGAATGCGGTCAACTGCATCCTGAGCCGCAATCACGGTTACACGCGCCTTTCTGTCCGTGGCCCGGACGTAGGCAAGCACGTCTTCGCGTGTCAGTGTTCCGCAGACAGGCCCACAGTCGCTGCTTGACAGCTTGTCAACGTCTAAACCGAAGTTCTGCTCACCTGATGTGAATGCCTGCCTGGGCAGGTCAGCGTCGTTACTTGGGGCAGCTGGTCGGGTCAAGTCACGCAGGTCAACTTCGTTATGGTCGCCACCGCGGATAGACACCGTCCGCTCGTGAGTTACTCCGTTTCTCGTTACACGCACCTGCACTCTGTACCACTTGCCCCGCTCTAAGTGCCACACAGCCGTTCGTTTCTCGCCTGTCGAACGCATCACGTAGCCGTCCAGCTCGATAATGTCGTGCGGATGGCAGGTGATGGTCAGATACGTTGCTGCCGTAGCTTGAGCGAACACGGTTCCTCGCTGCGCCTGACCAGGCGCTGGACAGACTCCCCATTGACCTGCGATTACGCCAGCCGTCACGACCGCAATCGCGGCGGCGGTGGCGGCTCCAAGATGACGATGAACCATACGTTGTCCCCTCTTAGGGCAACTGTTCGAGCTAATTCCGTGCCGTTCAGCCATTCAATCGTCTTCGGATAGTTGTTATCGAGGATGCCCCAGCCCTCCTGTGCGTCATCGGTAGGGGCATGAACGAGGTTGACCATGTGGTAGATGCGAGAACCGCCATACCTGCCAGACGGCGAAACGTAGTAGGTGACGCAGACCATAAACCCCCGACGTAGAGCTTCACGGAGCAGCTCCTTATCGAGCGTGCGAACGTGGACGTATTTGGGAATCGGATGGCCGGTCTCTTTTGAGCGGCGTTGCAGGTAAGAATCCACTTTTTCTGGCCAGCCGCCGCCGGGATGCTTCCGCATGTAGTCCCTCATGCCGATGAGCAACGGAACGTTGTGCCATCTCCCAGCATGGTCTAGGCTGGTGAATACACACAGACCAGCACCGTCTGAGCCTCCGACGTTGCGTAGATGCTGCTCTTCAGGCAGATCGCAAGCAGCCAGCTCGCCGTACGGGCTCGTCAGTCCGCCGACAGTAGCTTGCAAGTCAGACTGACTTACCCCCGCCGCCGCGACGCACAAAAGTGTGCCATACAGCGCAGCAGCTGTTACAAGCGCATGCCGCATGTTCACTTCGCTCCCTGCCCCTGCCTGAGAAAAAGGAGATATAAGGCAGCACAAATGACAGCCGCCGCGATGGCTCCCGCGATGAAGCCATCACGGACTCCCTGCCAGTAGAACACCTCACAGACGGGCCGCAGTATCTCGACGATGGACTTGACGATCTCCGGGATGAATCGGGAGACCGGATCGGCCGGTTGAGGTGCTGGCTGAGGTTTGAGCGTCTCGGAAGCTAGAATCAAGCTGGCAAGTTGCGGCACCATATTCGCGGCTCCACGACAACGGGTACACCGTATTCGGACACAGCGAATTCCACAATCACGTCACGAACAGCCGCGGTTCGGTCATCACGCACCTCTTTGACCTCCAGCGGCCACAACTCGTAGTAGCGGAACGCATTCAAGTCGCCATAAAACCATGTTCCTTTTGCGTTATCATCACTCACGCCTTTAGCGATCTGTCGGCTGTACACCAGGGGGCTTACAAGTGGCGTAATGCCAAGCTGCATGAGCGGGCTTGGCGAAGCCACCTGGACAGTTGCTCCTACCGAACGCACCTCCGTTGCGTTCAGGATGTGGAAGGCTTTGGCCCGCAATTGTGGTGGCACCAGCAGGAACCGCTTCGCAAGTACAGGCGGCAGGTCGGTGCCAGGAAGCGTGTTCAGCATGATGAGCTGCTCAGCTTCGTCAACATCTTCCCAGCTGTCCAGGGGGTTCGTCTGGCTGTTGCTCCACCGACCGCTCGCCAGGAACAGGTCCGACGTTACCTCACTGCTGTCCCCACGGCGTTTCTCGATGACGCAGTTCTGCACTAATCCACAGACGAAGTCGGTGATGAGTGATTCCTTCTGAATCGCGATGGTTTCGCCGATTCGCCTGGCCGCGTCCAGGACTTGGCCTGTATCGTCGGCGAGGATGGTCTCGCGTGTGATGCTGAGTACAGCTCCCTTCTTCTTCGGCGGCAGGTTCTTCGCGTATTCGGTGTACATGCCGACCGCTGGTTTCTCAGCGCCCTCCGGCACGTCTCCGATTTCGCTGGTCTCGCTCAGCGGCAGCGTGAAGTTGACCAGGCGGGCATCGCGGTGCTTGCCCGGCCTGGTCTGGATAGTTTTGCTCAGCACAGCATCGGGCAGCGCGTAACCTTCGAGCACCTGCGTCTCGACCACCATCCTGGTGATGGCCGCGAACGCTCCTGTGCTAACCGGTGCGGCTTCCAGGAACTCGGCGCTCAGCCAGCTCCGCAGCCCTTCGCGGCCGATTGGCTCACCGCTGTTGTCCATGATGAACCACTCAGCCAAGTCGGCGATGCTGAACTCACTCGGAGCGATACCGCCAGGCTTGCCGTCCCGGTGCAAGCAAAGAGCCTCGCGCAAGTCGCTGAGCGTCGCACGCGGGTCAGTTTTGTAGTCCCGGAACAATCTGCTAGCGCGAATCATGTTGCCCTCCTATCGGTTGAACTTGCTCAGGATGCGAATCACCGTTTCTGTGCTGCCGCTGCTTTTCGGATGAATGACACGCCCGATGGCTTTCGTCTCATCGGTCGTCTTCACGACTTTTTGCGGATGCACGACGGCTCCGTCGCCGACCATGACGTAATCGAGTGGCTTGTAGTCCGTGCCGGAGCCTGTCGGGCCGATGAACACAGCGTCGCCACTCGTGGCCACCACAATCGTTCCGGCTCGGTTGGCTTCCTCCGCAGTCAGAGCCACACCAACGAACTTAGCCGCGAAGTTTGCCGTTTTTTCCGCGTAGTCCGCCCCTGAAACCTTGTGGGCCGGACGGGCTGTATTGGTGTCGCTATCCCAAAACAGCAGATCGCCGATGTCCACGGCATCGTCCACGTGCTTAGGCAGGTGTACGGAGTTCAGGTTCTCACGGATTACTCGCACAGGCATCAGTTGGCCCTCCAGTTGCGTACACGAGCGTCAAGGCTCGGTTTGTCTGTTCCGACCCCGCTTGTCGTAGGCCTGGAACGCATTCGATTGAACTCAGCAAGGACAGCTTCCACGCGACTGTCTGGACAGTTCACGTCTTCGAGGATTTCCAAAAGCTGTTGCGGCAGCTCAGAGACGTTGCTCTTGAGCTTTTCGCGGATCAATTCCCGTCTCTTGAGCCGCGCCAGCTCCGCTTGCAGGTTTGCGACTTCGGCTTCCACAATCTGCGAGACCAAATCCGGCCGTTTGGCTCGCAGTTCCTCGACAGTCAACTGCGATAAGTCGTTGCCCACGTTTACGCCCTCCGACACGTTGGGGACTTCGATGCCGAATTTGCGAGCAGCCTCTTTCGCTCGCTCCAACGCCTGCTTGCGGTGCTCCGCAGACAGACGTTTGTTCGACAAGATCGCGTCAATGCTGCGCTTGACCCAGGCTGGCGAGTGGATCGGGAACCAGCGTTTGGTAAGCGGGAACGTTCTGTCGCGGATGCGAACGCCACCGGGCAGCACAATGGCGAACGCTTCGTCGGGCAACCGGTCCAGGTCAACATCGTCGTCCGCATCATCCTGAGCCTGGCCGTCTCCGTGAGCTGTTTGAGGGGACTGCGTTGGAGCAGGTGGGAAGTCACCAGGGTTTGGGGAACCAGTAGCGGGAGGAACTTGAGCCGCGTCCATCGTCGGGGAGGTAGAAGTGGCAGTCCCCTCAAACAGCCCACGAGTGGTAGCAGGTTCAGGAACCAGGTCAACACTGCGTACTTCTTCAATCGCCTCAACCACAGTCGTTGTCCCGTCGTATCGAGACTTGCCTCGAATATCGTGTGAAAGCCCCACATTTTCCGGGGCGTGCTCGGCATCCCAGAATAGTTGCTCCGCGAGCGGATGCTTCGGATTGACCAGCAGGTCGGCATACAAACCGTCCTGGTCGAAACGCACGTTCACGAGCTTCCCGATTCTGTCCCGGTAGGAACGCGGCCTGCCGATGGCGTGGTCAACGTTGACTGGCTTGCCTTCGTACAACTTCGTGGCCGCCTGTACAGCTGCTGGGCTGTAAACACGACCGTTTCTGCTGTGCAGTCCAAGCACTTTCACGCCGTAGATAACACCGGACTCTCGGTTAACCCGCAGGCCTAGGTGTTTGCTAGTGACGTATTCGACGAACTGTTCAAGCTGGTTTAACGATTCCATGACGTCCCGCAACACCGGGGGAACATCCTCTGGTTCGGCGTCCGGGTGCACTTTTTTCCAGGCCGCCAGGACCCGCTTTTTTACTGCGGGCAGGTCTTCCTTTGGAATCTCGACCCGGTTACCGCGAAACCCGCCTGGACTCAACGCGGCAACAGCCATCCCAACCTGGCGGGGCGTCTCTTTCTTTTCGGGGTCTTCCCAAAGACGCAGCTTCCACGTGCTGGGCTTTTCGGGATCGGGAACGTAAGCGTACGCCTCAGCTGGAAACTCGACGCCGTCTTCCGTTTTTGTCACCGCCATAGCAGCCTCGGCCCCGCACGATGAGCCATGAGCCTAGCAGGCTCTTGTCCCGCTAGTCGCCCCTGGCCTCGCCCGGTACCCCCGGCTGCAAGGCAGGAACATTCCAAAGAACCTGTTACCTACACACTACGCTCGGAACTTTTTTGCGTCAAGACCCTGCGTCTCTGCACTCGCACAGTCCCGGACTCGGTGGTACAGACCACCAGGCCGCTCCCGTTGCCGCACTCTTGCGAACGGTGCACGTGCTGTTCGTTCAGGAACGAGTGCACAACACGACCATCCCGAACAATGAGCACAAGCTCGATACGCCCGTACATGTGCTCGTTGCTGCGAAGTATCTCAGCAATCTCAGCGCAATAACAGTTGTCGTGAGGCGACGAATTGCAGACCGACATGCCAAGGTCGTGTTCTGGTAGCAGGCTCCCCCGTGGTCGTGAGGAATGCCCGACTGTATTTTAGCCGAAAACTCGGCGGCCGAGCTAATAACGTTCGCCCGGCCGTGGCGGCTCCCACGGCTTAACCTTCCTGAACTCAATGTCGTCGGGCGTAATTGCCACGTGTTGGGGCAAGAGCTGACGCAGTTTCGCTACTTGTTCTCGCACTTCTTCAACTTCAGTTTCAAGTATTCCCTCGACCTCATACCGGATAATTTGCGCGTTGGTGAGCCAACAGTAAAGGCCGATGTCTTCTAGGTAACCAGTCGTTTGCAGTCCCTGTCGCACTTCCGGAGGCATCTCCGCGAACCTTTGCCTCCTTTTTGCCCCACCGATACCTTCCGGGCCGAAATAGCCTCGTTCGTATTCCCACAGAGTTGCTTCCCTGGCTAGGTCATGTTCGGGGCCTACGAAACGTGGTTCCCACTGCTCCCATCCGGAGTACTCGCGTCTGGTCGCCTTCTCGACGAGGCCCGACGGATGTTTCAGCGTAACTACCTGAGTGTATGGTGGAGGCGGTGGCTCCTGCGGCATCGTTGATTTCCTCCCCTTTACTGGTTCCTCGGTTTATCTTAGGTGTCGTAGTACGATTTCAGTAAGGTCAGGTGCTTCCTGTAGCAGCTCACGAAGGTCATTGATTCTTCCTTGGAAAATCGCTTGAAGAACGAGCGATGTAATCTCAGTCCCGTCGTCGCCGTAGTGTGTCCCCATATAGCGAAGCTGTCTAGACACGTCGGGCCAATGCCCGAACGGCAGGTTAGGCCAATCTCGGCCGTCTGTTCTTGGCATGATTATCTGACCATGCACGACTTTGGGTTCGCTGTTGTGTGTAGCTTGACGGTAGTAGCGCAGCACTTCCTCTTTCAACTCTGGTATTGCGTCTTCTAATGCGTGTCCTACTTCGTGCACGACTACCTCTGGACCGGCGTCGGCTCGCATTTTGATTAGCCCGTTCCCGACGGCACTCGAAGAACGGGCAACCGGACCGTCGAAACGCAAACCTCTGTCCCCAAGCCTGCGTAGCGCATCCCGCACATGAGGCGCAGAAATACGGGACAGCAAGTTCATTGCTTTCTCTATCGTCCAGTCGTATGGGTTCGCGTCCGGACCTATAGCACTTTTGAGTGATGCTGTTACCTCAAAACCACTTAGGTTTGCACGGGAGTTTGCTGGCAGGAAAAACGATTCGATGACGTAAACCGTTCCGGCGTAGTTTTTCATCTTGTCGCGTGCCGCTTCAAACGTCCCCCACTCGCTAAGACTCATGCCAGGCATCATTTGTTTGGCGCGATCAGCGAAAGCATCTGCCAACTGGTGCAACTGTGTAACTCTGTTAAGCCTCGCTACAGCTTCCTGGACCGCCTCCTGCGCAGTGTGCATTGTGTTGAGCCAGGCCGCACGCCGCATCGCTTCCTGGCGACCTTCCGGCCCAGCGAGTCCCATCCCTCGCAGGAACGCCCACTCCACCGCCGTTTGGGCTTTCTGCGAATATGGACTCCAGCCGAGTCGGCGAAACACAATCTTGGGCACCTCTTCTGCATCGGCTACCGTGAGCCGGGAATAAACGTCCCGGTACAGCAAACTTTGCTCAATCGCCTGTCGCTTTAGCTCCGTGATTCGCAGCAGCCGGAGGGCTGGATGTTCCGCTCGCAGTTCGTCCGGAGTCAGCAGACGTTTGCCCTCAGCGTCCAGAAAGTCGTGCCAGCTTGGAGTCTGGCCCCCCAGAATCTGCCGCATTGTCTCGTAACGTTTAGCACCAACCGCTTTTTTCCGATCCGCTTCCGACGCTTGTTCCCACCAGTCCGCATAAGAGAGGTGGTCAGCGATGAGCTTGTTATCGGCTGTGCGTACCAGGTCTGCACCCGCGGCTGGGGGCGGTTGCATGACCGGAATAAAGATGCAGCGACAGTTTGGGGCGTCTGGCAGGTCAGGCATCAGATCGCCGCGTTCTGACCTGTATTCGCCGTTTGGCTGTCGCCAGTAGATTGTGCCATGCCTGGCGGCGTGGGCTGGCCTCGTGCGCTCGTCCATTACCGCGACTATCTGCTGTCCTGCCAGTAAATCGCCAGCGCCCTCAATGCGGCCCAGGTAGTCACGCATCATCACCTTACCGGCTTCGGTGTTGGCGATGCGCCATGCCTTGTAGGCCAGCCCGCCCGTAATCGGGCGAAGCCGCTGCTCTAAGTCGGTAACGTTCTCACCGTTCGCCAAGCCGTCTATGAGTTGCGACAGAATCTGGCCTCGCAGCGGTTGTGCCCAGCTTCGTAGCCTCGTGTCCCAGTCCAGCCCGCCTGGGAGCGGTCGCCGAAGTGCATCCTCGACCTCCTGCCGGGATGGCGGGGGAAATGCCAGGGCTGCTACCATCCGGGCGGCATCGGTTGGGTCTATCGTGCCGTCCCAGCGCCCACGCCGAAACCTGGCGAGCAAGTCGCTGACCTCCCACTGCTCCGTGAACTCGACCGCCTCGCTGAGCTGCTGCCTTTTGAGAACTGCAGCAAGTATCTGCAACGCTTCCTCTGCATTTCCGGCAGCAACGGCTTTCCTGAACGACTCGCGTGCATCGGCAAGCAGATCGCCGAGGTGGGCCAGCATCAGTTCGGTCGCGTTACGAAGCGCATCGTCGAAAACCGCCTGGAACTGCGACAGAGCTTTGAAACCAAGCCGGGCAACCCTCTTGGCCAGAACCGCTGGCAATGCGTCGAACACAGCCCGCACCCGGTCTGCAAATCGTTTGCGAGCGAGTGCGAGCTGTTTTTGTGCGACCAGCCAGCTACTGCTGAGCACGTTCCTGGTCGAGGTCGTAGCCATAGCGAGCCGCTATCGTCCGCTCGCTCACAACGCCCATGCTGAGCAAAATCTGATCCGCCTGGGCCTCTCGCAACCGGTCACGCACCATGACCGTCGGGGCCTCTGCGTCAATGATGATCGATTGCGATGTTCCTTGCGGCAGTCGGCCGTTCTCCTCGGCCAGCTCAAGTGCCCGCATCAACACGATGCTGTCGTACCAGATCATCTCCGATTGCAGCCGCTCAAACATCTTGACCGCTGGGCCTTCTGCGACCATCGTGCTCGCATAGTTCGCGTTACTCGCGTCTCCGCTCAGCATGTACTCCGGCATCGCCAGCCTGGCCGCTACCGCTCGAAGTTCGGCTTGGATCGCGGGTACATACCGACTTGGGTCAATTCCCGACCCGACAAGCTGGTACTCGATACCAGGTGGCACGTCCACGATGGCGCCAGGTGGAAACCGCTGGTAGCTGTCCCCGCTAGGTTCCCTGCGTAGCTGTTGCTGTTGCGCCAAAGCAGAAAGGTACTGCTGCACCGAACCGCCTTGGATGCCTGTGTGCTTGCGAACGATCGCTATCGCTGCCTGAATGCTCGCCACCGTGGTCATGTTCCTGAGCAGTTTCCAAACGCGACGTAGGTTGTCGCGGACGCTATAGAGTAGCGGTACTCCCCGCGGCCAGGACCGGTCACAGTTGGCTTTCCGATGCTGGACTTCGCTCGCATCTACACGCTCCCAGCGTTCCTGCGTGCCCCAGCGGTATCGCACGTGATAGGCCACTGGCGTTTCGACATCCATTTCGGCCACCTCGATGCCGAATCGAACCTCCGGGCTGGCAGCCAGACTCAGAGGTGTTTGAACGTCCTCCGGCTCGATGTAGCGTACGACCAGGTATCCGTCTTCCTCGAAGAACCGCAGGAACACCTCGCCATCCCGATCCAGCCGGAACTGGTTCTCACGTTGCAACAGGAACCACTTATTGCGTTCCACGAACTCGTCAATCTCCTGGCGAACTTTGTCGAGAGTAGATTGGTCAACTTGTGCCAGCGGTTTCGCACGCACCTTGTACTGGTGCCCGCTGCCAACGACATACGACGCACGCACTTCTAGCGCTGCCATAGCGAAGGGATGGGAAGATGCCAACCAGCGGGATTCCTTTCTTATTGCGTCCAGCTCAGCCTGGCTCTGGTACGGTGGCCAACGGACAGACAGGTCGAGAAAATCCCGCCAGGCCGGGTCATCTCGGTCGAACCATTCCAGTGCCTCCAAAACTTCGCGGTCGAGAGTTGCGCTCATGGTATGCCGCCCTCGGTTAGGGAGCCGGTCACACGTTCTTCCTGGCCAATACCGGCCGTTTCCAGCATCATACGCACCGCCATTTCCAGCGCATCCGGCCCGTCATCGTGTTCCCCTTGCGGGAACGCCATCAGCTGTGCTACCAGGAGCTGCCCGCCTGCGTTGGCTAGTACACGTATTTCCCTAGCGGCAATGTACGGGCCGAGCCTTCTGATACGCACGATTTTCGGAACTTTGTTGACGATCCGAAACACGGGCCAGGTTACACCGAACCTGCCCTGAGCCTGGCGTTCAAACTCGTGAACAAGTAGCTGTTGGAACTGGTTCGCTTCTATGCCCACCAGGTGGGGCGCGAACCGCTGGCAGTGGGCAATCGTATCCGCTGCGATTCGCCACGGCGGGCGACGTTCGATGTCCGCTTCAACCCAGAGCAGCCCGTCCGCGAGTCCGACCATCACTATCGCGGAGTAGTCGCCAGGCTTGTCTTGCTTGCCTAGCGACGGGTCAACTGCAATCGCCCGCAGCGTGAACCTGTCCCGCCTCGGCCACCGTTCAGGCGGAACAAGTATCCACTCGCCGAACAGTTCCGGTGGCCAGTCAGCTCCCTCGGTGTTGACGAACTCAGCGTTAACCTCCTGGGCCTTCAACGCCCCCGGCAGACTTTCCAGCCTGGTCAGGAAACCTGGCGGTAGGAACACGTTTTCGTGAGTCGTTGCCTTGATGATTTCGGTGTGCGGCTCACGCTTGCGGACGAACACGTCGTATGTCCAGTGTCCTGTACCTTTCGGCGTAAACGTCGCCGCGAGCCAGTGCCCGGTTGCCCCCTGCCGGAGCGTCAACTGAGCCATCCTGTATGCGTACTCCGGCATCTCCGCTGCTTCGTCCAGCCACACAGCTCGACAACTGTGTCCGCGCAACCGGTCGGGGTCATCCGTTGAGCGGCAGCGGATGACGGAACCGTTGGACAGGTAAAACTCGTGCATAGTTTTGTTCTCGCCGACAAGACAACCGCACTGCCTTGCCAGCATACGCAAACACGGCTCAACCACGTCATGCAACATCCGGTACGTCGGGGCACATGCCAGATACACCCCCGGCGTCTGGGCCGCTCGCCTGACTGTCCGGTAGGCTCCGATCCACGTCTTGCCCGCCCCCCGGCCCCCGATGAACGCTATCACCGGTGCATTGCTTTTCAAAAACCGATACTGGTACGGCAGTAATCTGACGATTAGTTTCTTCACCAGCGATCACCACTTCCTCGACCACCTCGACCGTTTGTTCGTGCGTGACCCTGTCGCTGAATCCCAGCAGCTGCTTGGACAAGAAAATCAGTGCAGGTACATTGCCCCGCATGGCCAGGGAGTACAACTTCCCCGCTATCTGCTGCCGTCCCTCAGCCCGTCCTTCCTGCAAGGCCTTTCGGTACGTCCTGTTCTTCTGCAACGTGCGTTCGGAGACACCGACAGTTTCGGCGATCATAGACACGCTGAACCCCATCGCCGCACAGCGACGAATAACGCCAGCAAGCACCTGTGTTTTGGTCTGCCTTTCACTGGGACTAGAGCTGCGAGCCATACCACATGATTCTAAGCCGCAGAGTATCGAGCGAACGCGAGTTCGTGCAAAACACGTCAAAACTGCGACAAAACCAGCACAAACGCCGAAGCTGGCCTTGCCGCTGTCGCATAGACGCAACGTGTTACCAAAACGTAAGTTAATTCCGTGGTCGGGCTTGTGCGTGAAAACAAAAGTTCGGGGTTTCGCCTTTTTTTAAATGGGGCGAACATTTGCGAGTTAAGGCACACGTACTAGTCCACCCCGCGTTGCGGTCGAGGTATCGGATGGCGAAGCACGAAAACGAAGTCCCCGCCCGGCAGCTCAAGCCACTCGTCCTCGTGTTGATGAGATGTGATGTACACGTTGCTGCTCCACGGCGCCGCGAGTGCCCATGCCGTGCCTTGGATGACCCTCCACGCAAAAGCTCGTAGTGGATAGACGTAGTGGTTATACAGTCGCCTGTAACCACTACCCGCCACTGGCAGTTTGTCTAACCCATCTGGCAGGTCATGCGGGGAGAAAACCCCGACTTCAAGATGTCCTTGTTTGTAAGGCAGAGGTGACCCTCGCAACTGTTCAGCGACTGCATCGAACACGCCCAACAGTGGGTCAAGGATTGGCTCGACAACAACGGTGAACCAGTTCAACACAGCCGTTCCGCCTTGGACGACGTAGCCACCGTGGGTCACTTCGTCTAACGAATCAAAGTCGTAGTCGTAGTCAAACATCCGCCTGTTGTCTTTGGTTTCTGGAGGCATCCAGCGAAAGGACTGCACTACTGCCCTAATGACGGGTTCATATGGACTCCTGTTCAGGGCGGTCCTGGCCTTTTCGCCGCATGCCCACCACGCATTATTCCCTGACCTGGTGCTCTGCAGTCTGGTCACTAGTGATGTCGGGGTGCCGAACTGGTAGGTTTCCCCGGGAACCAGTTCCAATCTCCTGCCGTTTTCATCAACTAAGGTTGCATGGTAGGTGTCAATGACTAAGCGGCTCATGGTTAACTCCTCCGCGTTGTCTCACACTAATTACGACGCAGAGGAGTAATCCGTTACACACTTTTAGGTGTCATGGCTTCCCCTCGCTTACTCCCACGACACCCTGTTGCGCCGTATCCACCTGCGTATCTTGCGAGCTACTGGGTAGTTACCACTCACGTTTATTGCCCCGCCTTGCTCCCACAAGGCTTCTTCGAGCAGCTCCATCGGCGGCTGCGGCTTAGCTAGCTGCATTCGCATTTCGCCTTTGTCGTCTGTTGGCACAAACCTGGCCAGCACTGCTTGGCAACTCTGAACGTATATGAACGGAGCAAGTGGTGGAACGTCGGGAATGGCATCCCAGAACGACATTATTTCTGCATCAGTTGGTTCGGGCATGGTAGCTTCCCCTTTTTTGGTGATTAGCTGATGTGTTCCGGTGTTCTACATCAAGATGGACAACCGGCAAGAAGGAAAAAGGCGGCACCGGCGTTACGCCAGCCAGCGCCGCCCAGGTGGGTAAGCTACCTTCATTGTACTAGCCAGCAACCCCGTGTGGGTTCGACTCCCACCTTCGGCAGTCGCAGCGACCGCCCCTGCAGGCGGGCATTGCCGTCGCTGCGTAGAATGGAGATGATGAAGGTGGCGGTTGGATCCAAGCGGCCTATCCCTGTCTTCGCTCCGAACTCGGTGGACATGCCAGATGGCAATGTCATCGAGAACGGCGTCGTGTACATCCCGCTCACGCGGGCATCGGAAATGTTAGGACACCGGAGCCGACTAGGCCTTTATAGAGCCGTAGTCCGCAAGAGAGTTCCGTACTCGGCCCTTAGGCAAAAAGTCCTGCCAGACGGGTGCCGGTTGTATATCAGCCTCAGAGCATTCGAAGACTACAAAGCCACGCGGGCGTTCAGGAAAGGCCGCCCAAGGAAGTCGGCGTAGTTGGTAGCCTGTTCCGATCGCAAAAAATTTTGCACCAGGCCTTGACGCCGTTTCAGTCTTGAATATAATGTTCATCGGACGAACAATAGTCTGCCCCCAAGCAGCGGCGGTCGCTGCTGGGAACTCAGGTCATAGCCGCGAACAGTCGCGGCAAAACAGGAGGATGAGCAATGCTCAGCACAGTCGAGTTCGTGAAGCGGATGCTGGATGTAGCGGCCGAACACGGGGTGCCGGCTCTGGTGAAGTTCGAGGTACGGCCACGCATTTGCCAGCCACAGTGTCGGGGGTTCCACAAGACCCACTACTTCAGGTTTAACCCGGACGGAACCGTGGAATTCCAGCCCAGTCCCTACGGGTTTCACTCGGTCGTTTACCCGCATCCCAGTTTCCACGTAGTCGATTTTGATGACGCTGTTCGCATCATTGAGGAGACTCTGCAAGAACAGGAAGTTGTCTCTGGCAGGCGCGATGACCTGGCAGAAGTGGCTCTACTTGCGAAGTTGGAGCTGGCCTACGCGAGCTAAACGTGGGAGTCCATGCAAGACATCTCCAAGGTGGCTTACGGTGCGAACGGGAAAACTTCGGTGCAGCGTATGTGGACGACGCATGCGCTCGGCCTATCGCATTGATGGAAGTAGCGAACTGGACAAGCACATTTCAGTACGCTGGCACGGGAAGTGGGTTTGTTTTTGGTGCCACATGTGGCTTGCGTGGCGATGGTGGAGGAAACAGGCAACGACATGCAGTGAGCAGGAGAACAGCTGTGAACAAGAAGGCTAGAAAGGCTGCAGCCGATCTGCTGCTGACGGAGCTGAGAAAGATGCTGGGAAAAGGGGCGTTGGTGCGATTTGCCGCATGGCTGAGAGAGTTGAAGGAGAAAAGTGATGCTGGAGAGGAACAGTTCGTCGGTTGGGCCAATTCAGGGGAAGGCCCGGTCGCAGTGTGGCTTCAAGAACAGCTCAAGCACGAGTTTCTGGACTCGGTGATACTTGAGCCAAACGGAGTATGCGTCTATTACTACATCCCCTTTCAGAAACTCGGTCGTGTCAGCTGGATTACCAGGTTCGACAAGGCTCTCAGGAAACAGTACACGGAACGTCAAGAGGTCTCGCCAGGCGAGGCTTTACAGGCCTTTGAGAGGGCTTTCGTAACTAAGGAGGTCTAGTAGTGAGCACAATGCCCTTCTGTGCGGTCTGCAAGCAGCGGGCGAAATCCGTGAGCGACTTTTACGTTGTGGATGGCACACGTGAGTCCGACGTGCTAATTGACGAGCGTTACTGGGACTGCTGGGTCTGCGAGTATTGCTACGAATCGCTTTTGCCTGAAGACGCTGGCAGCCAGCAAGGCGACGGAGGCGAGTAATGACGAAGCAGAAGCCGTGTGGCTGCGTTAATCCAGAGGGGGCGAAAGCCATGTCCACCACAACTCAAAACCTGGGAGATCGGACGACATACATTGGCGCAAGCGACGTGCCCATCATTATGGGCAGCTTGTATGACCCAGAACACAAGAAGACGCGGTGGCACCTATGGGCAAGCAAGGTTGGCCACCCCGACTATGTTCCTCCGCCACCGCCAGGCCGGGAGGCCTTGGTCGGTCTTATGGCGGAGCAGTTTCTTCGTGCTTATGCCGAAGGCGAAATCGGTTATCCTGTTGACCTGCGGGGTAGAACGCGAAGACTTGAGGGCACACCAATACTGGTTCACCTGGACGCGGTTGTCAGGGAGCCCCCGACTAACTCGGTCCCGCTCGAATGCAAAACAGCGGGGCTGTTTGGTGCCCAGGTGAAGGGATGGTCGAGGGAAACAATACCTCTGTACGTTTACCACCAGGTGCAGGCCCAGATTGCTGCCGCCGATGCCCCGAAAGCGTATGTGGTTGCATTGATTCGTGGTTTCGGTCTGCTTGAACCGTTTGTCGTCGAACGGGACGATGAATGTATCAATGAAATCATCGCAAAGTGTAAGGAGTTTTGGTGGCACGTCGAGAACAAAGTTGAGCCAGACGAGGCGCGGCCATACGACGAAGACATCGCGGTCCGCACACTCAGGGCTGGCAGTGTAGAGCTGCCGCCGGAAATGCTCCCGCTCCTGCGTGACTACGACGAGGTAAGCAGACAAATGCGGGATGCTGAGAAAAAGAAAGAACATCTGCGGCAGGTCATCATTGCAGCTCTTGGTAGCGCAGAGTCCGGGTTCGTCTCTGGCTGGTCGGTGCAGGTGAAGAAGGTCGTCAGTCAGCGTGTAAACGCCAGCAAGTTGAAGGAGTCCCACCCAGACATATACGCAGAGTGCCTGAGCACGAGCGAGTACCTTCGGTTGACGGTAAAACCACCAAAGGGGGATGAATCAAACCAGGAGGAAGAAGTATGAGCATGATGATAGCAAGGCCGCAAGGGGCAAGCATCTCTGTCGTGGTTAACGAGGTGCGGAACCTGGCACCAAGGTCACGTGATACGGAGCAGGTAGTGCGGCAGGTGATAGCGACTGTGACGAAAGACCTTACTGTCGCAGTGGGTTGCATTTACGCCGTGCCCATTCAGGGCGGTGTGATCCGTGGCCCCTCTGTGCGTTTGGCCGAGATTATTCGACATTTTTGGGGAGGAATCTGGATAGAGGAAATCGGTGTGCAGGAGTACAGAACACACGTGGAAGCGAAGGTCATGGGCGTGGATGTGGTGACCGGCAACCTGACATGCGCCATCGCCATGAACCGGACCGTTTACGACGATGGAAAGCCGTACCCGCCCTGGTTAGTCCTGAACGCTAAATTGTCGGCGCTGTCTAAGGCGAAAAGAAACGTCATTCTAGACCTAATCCCAAAGAACATTGTGTGTGACCGCATCGTCAATGAAATGCGTGCTCTGCTCAAGAAGCACCGTTCCGACTTAACCAAACAGTGTGAAAGGGCGCTGAACATGCTGGCTTGCCAAGAGAAAGCGCCGATCCCCAAAGTTGTCGAGTCGCTGGAGAAGAGGTTGGGCGTAAAGGCAAAAGAGCCTGACTCCAACGAATACAGTACGGACTTCATGCTAACAGTCATCGAATATGCTAACGCTCTTGAAGACAAGTTTGTCGAGCCTGGTCATGATGACGCCGAAAACGGTAACGATGGCGCTTCCCAGCCAGACGTCCCGACCGGCGTTTCAGAAGATAGCGTTGCCATTGATCCATTGTGGCCTGAGCCTGTTCAGGCTCAAGAGCAGCAGACTGCCCGGCAGCAGACGATGAAAGTGCGGCCACTGCGCAGGAGCTAAACCATGCAGACTATGGATGCCAATGCTAGCGACTGGCGTCGGCTGGTGCTGACGCTGTACCCTAATCCAGGCGACT